ATTTGCGCAGCGGGGCAACCTCTTCCGAAAGACGCCCACCCTCCTCCCGGCCCTTCGGGGCCGGACAATGACGGGAATCCGGAGAGCGGTTGCCCCCGGATTCCATTTCTGAAATTTTTTCGATTTTCACCTCGGTATCGCTTCGGGGCTTCTGTCTCTCTGCCGGAGAGAATGCGGACTGCGTAGCGGGCCGAGGCGGAGAGGCCTGTCCCAGGCAGCAGGGCCTACCGCATGGCAGAGCACTGTTATCGGGATGCGATCAAACACTAGGGAAATTCGGGCGATCGCGGCTGCCGTTGTGACTCGTCGGAGAGGCACAAGGGCCGTTGTGACTCGTGAAAGGGTCATCCGGTAGGCACAAGCCCGATTCGAGTCAGACTGGCGAATCGGAGCGAGGGTTACTCCCCATGGGGTTCCGCCCCCATGGCTCCCGCGTCTCAAGGGGCGTGGGACATAGATCCAATCGCGACAGGCAGGGGTTGGCGCTTGAAGACAAGCCGTCGACCCTGCCTGGCCGTTCCGCAAGGAGGAGGGGGCCAATGATGTCTGTCTATCGTTCCAAGGGTGGCCTGGAGATTCGCGTTGTCGGGAAGGTGTGGCGGGGACCTGCAAAGGCCCGCGAGGTGCCCGCCTGGCGAATCCTCGCACAAGTTCGGACAGCGGTTCCGCCTCCGGGGTGAAACGGAGGCGGCACCTGTCTTTTCGGGCGGACCGTCGCGGAGCGGCGGAGTCCGGCTGAATGCGCAGCGCGTGGAGAGGGGCGGATCTGCCCGCCTCCGCGTTTTTTATCGACGATGAGGGGGGCGTTGCCGTGGCGGTGTCGAAGGATGCGGATTCGGCCCAGCGCCTGGCCGACCTGGCCCTCCAGCTGGAGGTGTGGGGCTCGGACCCGTGGCGCTGGATGCAGGACTGCGCGTGGACGCAGGACGAGGCCGACGGCGGCAGGATCAAACGTTTCCCGGAGAAGCCCTACCTGGAGCACGTCGTCCGCGTCTGGCAACGGGAAAAGCTGCTGGCCATTCCCAAATCCCGGCGCATGATGCTGACCTGGATCATGCTGGCCTGCCATCTGTGGAAGGCTCTGTTCTTCCCGAGGTCGGCCATTTTCGTCCAATCGAAAAAAGAGGATGACTCGGACTTCCTGCTGGGGCCGAAGCGGATGGGGTTCATCTACCGCCATCTCCCGAGGCACGTGCCCTGGCCGAAGATGGTGACGAAATTCTGCTCCGTCGATTTCGACAACGGCTCCTACGTGAGGGGGATCGCCCAGGGGCCGGATCAGCTGCGTCAGTACACGGCGTCGGCCATCCTCTGTGACGAGATGGCCTTCTGGGACAAGGCCGAGGCGACGTGGGCGGCCCTGAAGCCGACGATTCAGGGCGGCGGCTCAGTGACGATGGTCTCGTCCGCCGGCCCAGGCTTCTTCCAGAGGATCGTCGAGGGGAGGCTTGCCGATGATCGACGGACTTAAGGAGTGGGAAACGGCGGACGGGATTCACGTCCTGCGCGTCCACTACACGGCGGACGAGGCGAAGCGCCCCCCCGCGTGGAAGGAGACGGAGAAGGCCGGGCTTTCTCCGCAGCAGTGGGAGCAGGAATACGAGATCAATTTCAACGTGCCGAGGGGCAAGGCGTTCTTCCCGGAGTTCGACATTACGCGTCATGTGGCACGAGGGGCGATGACGCCCTTCCAGGGCCGACCCGTCCTCAGGGGGTGGGACTTCGGCCTCTCCCCGGCGACGCTGTTCGCCCAATGGGGGCCGACGGGCCAGCTCTGCATCTTTCACGAGCTCCAGTCCTGGGATTGCGGCATCAGGACCCACGGACAGGTGGTCGAGGGCGATTCGGCGTCCCTTTTCGCCGGGTTCTCCTTCGTCGACTGGGGCGATCCGGCGGGTCAGCAGAGGGCGCAGACGGACGAGCGGACCTGCTTCGAGCTGCTGGCGACGGAATTCCACATGTACCTGATGCCGGGGCCGGTCTCCGCCGTGGCCCGTTCCGAGGCGATCCGGCGGCTTCTGACGACGACGACGCCTGGCGGCTCGCCGCTGCTGCTGATCGATCCCCGGTGCACCTGGCTCATCGCGGCCATGGCAGGCGGCTATCACCGCAGGGAGCTGCCGGGCAACCGGTGGTCCGACGAGGCGGTGAAGGACGACTACAGCCACATCGTGGATTGCCTGGGATACATCGCCTCCAGTGCCGGGCGGAACTCAAGGCGTGTCGATGAGCCGCTGAAGTATCCGGCACCGGATGTCGTTTAGAGAGGGGTGGCAGACCCTTGGACGAGATTGTGAGAATCGCGACGGAGGCTATGGGGGTGGTCCCTCTCGAATCCGGGATCGGTTCCGTCATGGAAGAATCCGTCGCGGAGGCGGTGAGAATGGTGGCAGGAACCGACGACGACGACGAGACACGACGGCAGTCCCTCGCCGAAAGGGCGCTGGCCATCGTCCAGGGGGACCTGGAGGCGGCGCGAGCCAACCAGGTGGCGTTGTCGGCGGTACGGGAGGAGAATTACCGCTACTACCGGGCCATGAGCCTGGGCAACGAGCGGGAGGGCCGGTCGTCGGTCGTCTCATCGGATGTGATGGATGCCATCGAGTGGATGATGCCGTCGCTGATGCGGATCTACTTTTCCGGCGATATCGTCTCCTGCGAGCCGATCGGCCCGGAGGACGTGGAACGCGCCGAGCGGGTCGAGGCCCTGCTCAACTACCAGTTCCAGCGACGGGGCAACGGGTTCACGGTCTGTTACAAATGGTTCAAGGACGCGCTCCTCTACGGGCTCGGATTCGTGAAGACCACCTGGGAAGACCGGTTCAAGCCGGTCTCCTTTCTTTTTGAGGAGATGGACGAGGACGCCTTCAACGACCTTCGGAGCCGCCCTGACTGCGAGGTGCACAGCTATGCCGTCGAAGAGGTCCCGCCGGGGCCGGAGGTCGTGAATCAGGTCATGCAGGCGGCCTTGGCGAGCCTTCCCCCCGGATCTCCGCAGGAGGCCTACGTGGCCTATGTCGACGAGATCCTGGCCAGAATTCCGCCGATGATGATCTACCGCAGCGTCAAGGGTATCCGTGAGGTATTGGACTACTCCGGCCCCTGCTACGAGCCCATTCCGCCCGAGGACATGCTTTACGATCCCGACGCGGAGGACATGGATCAGCTCCGTTTCGCTATCCACAGGGTCTACCGGTCACCGGACTATCTGCGGCGGATGGAGGCGACCGGCGTCTATTCGAACGTCGAGGAGGCCCTGGAGTCCAGCCCCACGACACGGGGTGTTTCGGACGAGGAGATGGAGAAGCGGGAGCGGTACGCCGAGGAAGGGCGGCTTCCAGGCTCGGACCTGACCTCCGGGATCGCCGAGGCCGAGAAGCGGACCCCCGTCGAGGTCTTCGAGTGGTGGGGGCTCTTCGATCCCGACGACGACGGCAGGATGGAGCCCTATGTCATCACCATGGCCAACGACATCATCATTCGGTGCGAGCGGAACCCCTACGAGCACGGGGAACCGCCCTTCGAGGTGCTACGCCCCATTCTGGACGTCCACAAGTTTGAAGGGATTTCGATTCCCGATCTGGTCAAGGAATTCCAGGCCACGAAGACGAGCCTGCGCCGCCAGATCCTGGACAACATTTCGTGGCAGAACAACGGCATGTGGGAGGTCCTCAGGGCCGGAGGCGTGGAGATGGAGTCGCTGATAACTCCCCGTCCCGGAGGCGTCGTCCGCGTCGATGTGCAGAACGCGATCCGGTCGTTGACGCCGCCGCCGATCCAGCAGGCCGCCTACATGGCGCTGGAGTTCGAGCAGACCCAGCTGGAGCAGAGCACGGGCGTGACCCGGTACAACCAGGGCCTCCACGCCAAGACGCTGAACAGCACCGCCACGGGCGTCACGGCGATCATGGGGGCCTCTCAGCAGCGGATCGAGCTGATTGCCCGACTCTTCGCCGAGACAGGGATGAAGCGGCTTTTCAGCAAGTCCTTAAGTTTGAATCGCCAGTTCCTGAGGCAGGACTTCACGATGCGCCTCTACAACGATCCCGTCACGATCAGCCCCGACGACGTGAGCGGCCAGTTCGACATTCTCGTGAGTGTCGGCATCGCCGCTGGGAAGTCGGAGGCCATGCAGCAGCAGCTTCTCCAGCTGATCCAGATGGGGCCGAGCCTCTCTCAGGCCGGAGTCATGAGCCCCGACAACATTTACGAGATCGTCAAGAAGCTTCTTCAGGGCTGGGGCTTCAAGGATTTCCAGAAGTACACGACGAACCCCCAGTTCTTTCAGCAGATGCAGCAGATGCAGGACCAGATCCAGCAGATGCAGTCTCAGATGACAGAGATGGGGACGGTCCTGAACGACCCGAGGATCAAGCCTCTGGCCGACGCCGTGGCTCAGGAGCAGGAGTCGAGGCAGCAGATGCAGGCCCAGAACATGGCTATGGGCGGGACGGGGCAGATGCCCCTTCAGGGAGGCATGGAGCCCCAGGGAGCTCCCGGAGGTCCGCCTCAGGGGCTGCCCCCTGAGCTGTTGGCGGCGATGATGGCGAGGGGGGGTGGTCCCCAGTGACGCTGAAGATGCCGGGCGAGGCACGGGTCGATCCGGAATGGTTCCGGGCGACGGTGATGCGCGTCGGCTTCGACGAGCTCACGGAGCTGATCGCGCTGTGGACGAATCTCAGGAGCGGGACGCTTCTGGGGCTTGAGCCGGACAGCGCCATGGCCAGGAGCTATCTCGCCAGGATGCAGGGGGTCCAGGACTTCCTGCGATGGGTGCGGGAGACCTACAAGGAGCAGTGCCGACGCGAGCCATAGGAGCATGCGCAGGAGTCGGGCGATTCACAGCAGCGGAAGACAGGGTGTCGGCCATGGAGCCGCGCCCTTTTTTCTTGCCGTGATTCGAGGCCAACCCGTAAGGGGCCACGTCCACGACCCGCAAGGAGTGGGACGGGTATCCCCAGAGGGAGCACAAGAATACGGGAGGTACACAAATGGCAGCCAAGAAGAAGCTGGAGTCCCTGGTTGATGGAGCCGAAGGACAGGACGCCGGGGAAGACACGTTTGATGATTTCGAGCGGTCCCGGAAGGCCATCTACGAGC